TGATAAAGTTACCAAATTGCTGAGACATAGCACCTGCATTCCATTCATTGTTATTCTTATTTGATTCAACAGATAATCTACACGGAATAGATCCTACTGAATCCCATAGAAACAATAAATTAAATGGTAGTTTACCTTGTGCTTGTTCACTCAATAGATCAGCTATGAATGCTGCTACATCTTCAATTGTGTTTAGTGAACCTCTATCTACATATAGGAAAAATCCTTTGTAGTCTGTAATTTCACCTGTTGTTTCATCAACAACTGGTTCCATTTCAAAACCCATTTGTTGTGCGTGCTCCCAATTCCATTTCATCTCAGTCACAATGAAGATAGGTAATACACCCATCTTCTGTGCTGCTACAGCTGCTTCTAGCATTGCTGTTGTTTTACCCGTATCCGAGTGGCCACGCAAGAGTGTGATGTGGCCCATCGGAATACCAGGCAATGAAATGACATCTTGGAAGGCTTTAGACAGTTGAATCCATTTTTGTGGTTTGAATTTAACTGATTGATCTAAAAACTTGCTCTTTTTGAATGAAGACAGATCAAATGTCTTGTTAAGCGAATTGCTTACCACCTCACTCAGTGAGCTCTTACTTTTTGCCATATTGTTATTTATTTACTTTTTAATTGTTCTCTATACCATTTAGCACCTGCTGACCATTCATAATAGTTATGATGATTTTTTGCTTCTTTCTCTATTTCTTCATCTGATATTTCTTGTTGGGGAAGTTCTTTGATTAAATTACCTTCTTTATCAAAAAGTAATTCATTACCATTTTCAGAAATAACAGATGGGTGTTTGGGAACTTCTACCTCATCACTTCCCTTACTTACAAATGTTTCTTGATAGTATTGTTCTCCATTTTCAAAATCTTTACCTGTTTCTTTTGAGTAGAAATAAGCATAATCACCATCATTCCAAGCATCTATTATCTCTTGCTTGTGCATTTCTTTGGCTTGTTCTATATCAAATTGATGTAATGATAAAAGAAAGTCATAATCTTTAAATTGCTCTATTAACCATTCTATTGATGTCATAATTAATCTTTTTTAGGTTGTTTTAATTTACCCCATCCAATATTGTTTTTTATTTGACATCCATAACAAACATTTTTATTATCTTCTGTTATCATCCAAGTATCAATAGCCATATATTTTTTTACTATTTTAGAACAATAATTACATTGTATTTCATCAAATTGAGGAACATCTGATATTTTAGCACTTATTATAGCAGCCTTAATCAGTTTTTCATCTAACCCTATATTCCAAAAGTCCTCTAATATAAAGTCAACTTCTTTACCTTCTAATCTTTCAATACTATTGGTAAATATGTCGTAAGGATGGAGTGGGTAGAAACTATCTACTTCATCTTGTACCATCCATCCATAATTCATTGATTTGTGTAATTTCCCTTTCATTTTATTTAAGTTTTAAGTTATTTTATATCTTTTCTTACTTTTACTTCTAAAAAGTCATTAATAGGATGTTCATCTAATACTGCTAATGTTGCTTGTTTAACAGATAGTTTAGTTGCATCATCTATTAATGGGTTTACAGCAAATTGTGCTAATACTGCAAGTAAACCTGCTCTTTGAAATTCTAATGGTGTTGGTGTCATTTTGTTTAAAATTTAAGTTTTTAATATTGATTGTTTTACATTTTCCAAGAAATATGGTTATCCATAAAGCTTTTACTACCATCTTTAAGATATGGTGTTCTCATTTCACTACCCCAAACCCAACCATCTTCTCTTATTTCTTCTACAATAAAACTCCATCCACTTATTGCATCTCTAACAGTGTCACCAATTCTTAAAGGGACAAATTCACCAGGGTTACCATTTTCTTGATAAGTTCTTGTTTTTAATTCCATTTTTATTTAAGTTTTGAGTTATTGTTGTAATTTGTAATGCTCTATAATAGACTCTATGTCTACTTCTTTACCCATAGAATCTACATATCCAAACATACCATCAATAGTAGTGGTGGAGTAATGTTTTATTAACCATCTAAGAAATAGTGCTAATTCTCTGTCTGTCATAATTAATTTTTTATAACTAAATATATTTTATTTATAGTGCCAAACAAAACCTCCTATATGCTTTCTAAGTCCTTTACAACATTTAACAATATTGCCATGAGATATACCTAATACTTTACTTATTTCAGTACCACTACTCCATTCTCTAATGAAATTACCTTGTGTATCATACTGAAGAATTGGTTTTGTTGGATTAGTTGATGGTTTACCTAGCTTAGCAATAGACATTTTATATCTATGTGTTTCTGATTTAGGTATTCCTTTATCTTTTCGCTGTTTTATTCTAGTTTTTTTATTTCCTGTGTTAGATTTACTTATTTTCTCTCCAATATGCTTGGGACGTTTTATTCCAACATGAGATAAACGTATTTTATTTTTAGTATCTTCACTATGAGACATACCATAGTGGGATATACTCATTTTATTTTTAGTAATATCGGTATGTTGTATAGGTCCACCTCCACCATCGTTCTTATTTACAACTTCAAAACCCCATGCTCTGAATTGTTGTATCCAATATGTTTCAAGTGATTTCCAATCTTTACGATCTAATGAATCTATACTGTCTATAATAGTATATTTGATGTCAGGACCGAAAGTATGCACATGAGCATATTTTCTGCTTTTTTTAGTTTTACCAATATATACTTTGTAAGGGGAATTATCTATACCTTCAATGAGGTAGATGGATGTGATATTTATCATCGATATTTTAGTTTTAGTCGACAATAAATATCACTTCCTCAAACCTCCTATACGGAGGTTTTTTTTACCTTATGAAAATAAATCATCAAAGCGATCGGACGGACTTGACTTTGCTGCTGTTGTATCAAGCTTGTAGGTTTGTTCTACTGGCTTATTCATTTCAGCTAGGAAATCATCTTCCTCTTCTTCATCATCATCTGTAGACTTAGATGCAATTGGAGCGTCAGTATCTTCTTCGCTATCAGGATTTAACCACTTATCCAATAATTCTTTCAATTCATCGAATGAATAGTGTTTGTTGATACCAAGAATGTCTGGTTGTTCATCTAATGCTTTTGTTACTACTGTAGCATCGTCTGAGATAGCGGATGTTTTAGGTTTAACACGAATGTTACATTTGATACCTTTTCTACCAGCAACTACATCTTCTACTGCTTCGATTGTAAAATCGCGGCCGTCAGTGATGTCTGTAAAATCACCATAATCTTCGTCTGCAGCGATACCTAATAATTGCTCATAAATTAATTTACCAAATTCCCATAGGCGAGGGCCTTGTGCTTCTTCACCACGTACCAATACTGGAACGAAGTAGCGGAGCTTTGGTTCAATTTTCTTGGCGAGCTGCCAATCTTCTTTGTCTGATGACTTGCGGAGATTCTTTGCGAACTCAGCGATGGGGTCTTTCTCATTCCAATTGGTCAATGCTAAGATTGGTCCTTTGGAGAAGCCATAGTGGAAGTAAACTTCGCGGAATGGATTTGATTTGTCGAATTTAGAGGGGAGAATTCGAATCTGATACTTGCCTGGTTTTGGCTTGAAAAAAATCTTGGAGTAATCAACTTTTTCACGTTTTTGTCCTTTGGTTTGAGAAGCGGACAACTTCTGCTTGATGACTGATAAGTCCATGTTATGTTGTTTTTAAGTGAGGTGTTCTATGAACACAATATTAATTGAATCTATGATTCTTATTTTAAAAAGCAAAACTTATTTTGAGCCTTCTTGCGAAGGCTCTTTATTACATTGTATCAATAAAGTTACTAAAGGCATCAAGTAATTCTTCATCAGTACTGTATTTGTCTTTATTTTCTTCTATCCATTTTAATTCTTGGAATAAGTGATTTATTTGTAGATGATTATGAGTTGTTAAATCATAGTCCTCATATTCTAATTCACCACTCATTTTTAACCATTTATCCCAGGTATCTTCACTAATATTAAAGTCACCGCTTATTTCATTTAGTTGTGATTCTTTAATAATGCCAGATAGTTGCTGCATTCTTTTGATTTCGTTAATGTTCTGTTTCATTTTTTTTTTTATTATTAAATGTAATTATATACTATAAATATATATCTTTTTAAATAGACTGCATTTTATAGCGCCATATATAACCATATGCTGTTTTTTGCATTCCAGTTAATGCGCTTGATATTCCACCGCTATTTTTCATTAATGATTTAGCTGCTTCTTTAACACTAGACCATTCTTTGATTAAGTTATTATTTAAATCATACTGGGTTATAGATTTATGATGGGCTATGGCTATACTATGTGCTACTTCTATATTTTTTTTCATGTTTATTGTAGAAGATTTAGGCTTAGACATTTTTTGTCTTGTTTCTAAAGAATGATGTTTACCCAGTAATGGTTTTTTTCCTTTATTTCTACTTATTCCTTTACTACTTTTGCTTATTTTTTCTCTTACTTCTTTTGAAACTGTTCTACCTTTAAAAGCTTTACTTAATTTTTCACCGTGTTCTTTTGGGTATTTTTGTCCAGTTTTAGATTTACTTATCTTATCACATGTGTATTTTGTATGGAATTCAGGGCCACCACCACCTTTATTTTGATTTACTATATTATATCCCAAATCAGTATAATGTTGTATCCATTTTGTTTCTAATGGTTCCCAATCATTATGGTCCAATGAATTAACTTCATCAATATAATTAAATGTAATTTGAGGACCGAACCGTGCTTTGTGATTTAATTCGCGAGTACTATTTTTAGTTTTACCTATATAGACTTTATTAGGATCGTTATCAATGTTTGTAACGAGATAGATTTTTGTTGTATTTATCATCGATATTAGTTTAGCGACAATAAATATCACTTCTTTAAACCTCCTATATGGAGGTTTTTTTATTGTCTGCTAAAGTCTACGATTTTGAAGATTGCTGTATCCAGCTTGCGCAATTCAGGACCATTGGTTAGCAATATGCAATTTTTATAAACGGTCCATTCAACAATGAAATTTTTATTTAAACGCCCACCATTCAACGATCTGATCAATGTGTTTAATGCATTGATAGTGTACAATGTATTACT